TCTGGGCCCAATTTCTTACGCAACTGGAAACGGACTTTATCGACGCCCGCAAGATGCACATCATCTTCCTGGCGCACTCCAACACGAAGCGCTATGAGCTTCCCGAGGAAGATGGAGAGTTTGACAAGTACCAGTTGAAGATGAGCGACCGGGTTGGTGGCCTCGTGAAGGAATGGTGCGAGCTTATGCTCTTCGTCAATTACCGCACCATCGTGGTAACGGAAGAGAACAAGAAAGCCAAGGCCCAGGGTGGCACGCGCCGGATCATGTACGCGGATAACCGGGCCAGTTTTGAGGCAAAGAACCGCTTCGGACTGCCGGGCGAGATGGACCTCGGCATTGGCCCGATCAAGCATTGTTTCGTCGGGCTCTCTGCGAAGGCTGCCCCGGCGCCCGTAGCCCCAAACGCACCTACGGCGGCGGCCACCCCTGCCGTTGCCGCTACTGCTGCGCCGGTGGCCCCACCTGCACCCACGACTACCACGACTGAGGCCCCCGTCCTTCAGCCTCAGCACGTGGCGCTTCAACACCTGCTGGCGGGGGCTGGTGTGACTTACGAGCAGCTTAACGCGGTGCTCGCGGCCCGTGGCAAGTACCCCGAGAATACGCCCCTGGGGAACATTGATCCGGCCTTCATCGAGGGCTATATCAATCCCCACTGGCCAAAGGTTTTGGAAATGATCAACAGCGCGGCAGCCGCAGCGTAGAAAGACATTTGAACGATGAGCAACGAAATGGGAACAGCAATCGGTTGGGATGAAGAGCGGATCGAAAACCCGAATGAGGGATCCGAGTTCATCACACTTCCGGACGGGAAATATAACTTCACCGTGGCCAAGTTCGAGCGCGGCCGCTTCGAGGGCTCGGCAAAAATGTGCGCCTGCCCCAAGGCCATCCTTACCCTGGAAATTGACGGGGCGGAACTCGGAACGGTGAGCCACAAGCACAACCTGTACCTGAACAAGAAATGCGAGGGGCTGCTCTGCCAGTTTTTCGTGTCGGTCGGACTGCGCAAGCATGGCGATCCCCTTGTGCTCGCCTGGAATCAGTTGGTGGGCCAGTCCGGACTCTGCGAGATGGGGCAGCGGACGCACAACGACAAGACCTACAACGACGTGAAGAAGTTCCTTGACCCGCCTGAACCTACCGAAGCCCCGGAAGAAATTCCGTTCTGATGCCACTGCTCTGGATCCAGTCTGTAACGGTGGAACAGCTTCCACCGGCACCCCTTCGGGTCAACCACTACACGACGGTGGTTGACCCGGGGAAGTGGCTGGCAAAACTCCAGTGGGAGTCCAAAATGGATACCGGGTATTGGCGAATCCGGACCGGTGTACTACAGCGCGAGATTGAACGAATCCGCGACCTCATAGAAGGAAAGAACTCATGGTGACATTTTCAGTAAGGCCCTACCAGACGGAGGCAAAAAGCGCCATCCTGTCTGAGTGGGAACAGGGGAGGCGGCGCACGTTACTCGTGCTGCCAACCGGATGCGGCAAGACCATCGTGTTTTGCCAGTTGATAGAAGAACTCGTGCGTGCGGGCAAGCGCGTGCTGATCATGGCCCATCGCGGCGAATTGCTTGACCAGGCCGCCGACAAGCTGAGCAAGTCAACCGGGCTCCAGTGTGCGGTGGAGAAGGCGGACCAGTCTTGCCTGGGGGAATTCTTCCGCGTGGTGGTTGGCTCGGTACAGACGATGATGCGGCCTTCGAGGCTGGCCCAGTTCCCGCCGAACTACTTCGACGCGATCATCGTTGATGAGGCCCACCATTGCCTGAGCGACAGCTACCAGCGGGTGCTTGCGCACTTCGAGGACGCCGACGTGCTGGGTGTGACGGCTACACCGGACCGGGGCGACATGAAGAACCTGGGCCACTACTACGATTCGCTGGCCTACGAGTACAGCCTGCCACGCGCTATCCGTGACGGGTATCTGTGCCCGATCAAGGCCATGACCATCCCGCTCAAGATTGACCTGCGCGGCGTGGCGCAGCAGTCGGGCGACTTCGCGGCGGCTGGCCTGGGCTCGGCGCTGGATCCATACTTGGAGCAGATTGCTGACCAGATGACGGTCCACTGCGCAGGCCGCAAGACGGTGGTGTTCCTGCCCCTGATTGCCACATCACAGCGATTCTGTGACTTGCTCAAGGTGCGCGGATTTCGGGCCGCTGAGGTCAACGGCGAGAGCCAGAACCGGGCCGCCATCCTCAAGGCGTTCGACGCATGGGACGACGGGGTGCTGTGCAATTCCATGTTACTCACCGAGGGTTGGGATTGCCCTTCCGTTGACTGCGTGGTTCCTCTTCGCCCCACCAAGATCCGGTCACTGTTCTGTCAGATGATCGGGCGCGGCACCAGGCTCAGCCCCGGCAAAACGGAACTGCTGTTGCTGGACTTCCTGTGGAACACGGAACGCCTGGATCTCTGCCGTCCTGCCTGCCTGATTGCGGGCTCGGAAGACGTCGCCAAGGTGATGACCGAGAACATAAACGAGGCCGGTGCAGCGGTTGACCTGATCGAGGCCGAGGAAAAGGCCGAAGGCGACTGTGTGGCCCAGCGCGAGGAAGCCCTCGCCAAGAAGCTGGCCGAGATGCGCAACCGCAAGCAGAAGCTGGTGGACCCGCTCCAGTTTGAGATGAGCATCGCGGCGGAAGACCTGTCTGGATACGTGCCTTCGTTCGGGTGGGAAATGGAACCGATATCGGACAAGCAGAAGACGGCACTCGAAAAGGCCGGGCTATTCCCAGATGAGGTTGAATGCTCTGGTAAAGCGGCCCTGTTGCTGGACCGGCTGAACAAGCGCCGCACCGAGGGCCTGACCACGGCGAAACAGATCCGCTTCCTGGAAGGCAAGGGCTTTCAGCACGTGGGCCAGTGGAAATTTGACTCGGCGCGCCGCCTGATTGATCGCATTGCCGGTAATGGCTGGCGCGTCCCGAATGGCATCACCCCGGGTGAGTACAAGCCCGCACCGAGCCAGATGGAGATCGCGTCATGAGGCTGGTGAGCAAAACAGGCGGATCTACGCTATTAAAGGATTTACACGAGGGCCTTTTCTTGCACTGCGATGAGCTTTTTGTGGCTCGCGAAAAATGGTGGAAGAAATGGGAGCACGAGGCGTATGGCGACTGGGGAACCATTACCGTGATTCGGTGCGCAGACGGGAAAAACGCACACCTTGAAGCGAAGGCGAGCATCTACCCCGTGGAGATCGCGTCATGAGGAAAGCAAAGATCTTAATCGCTTGTGAGGAATCACAAGCTGTGTGCTCTGCCTTCCGCGCGCGTGGCCACCTGGCATTCTCGTGTGACATTCAGCCCGCAAGTGGTGGGCATCCTGAATGGCACATTGAGGGCGACGTTCTGCCAGTACTGTCTCAGAACTGGGATATGGTTATTGCCTTTCCTCCTTGCACGGACCTGGCCGTTTCTGGCGCGAAGTGGTTCGCTGAAAAACGCGCAGATGGAAGGCAGCAGGCCAGTGTGGAGTTCTTCCTGAAGTTCACTCAGCTTGATCATGTTCCTATGGTGGCCATCGAAAACCCCGTGGGCATCATGAGCACGCATTACCGCAAGCCGGACCAGATCATTCAGCCATGGATGTTCGGTCATGGTGAAACGAAGTCCACGTGCATTTGGTTAAAGGGCCTTCACGATCTGACCCCAACGCGCATTGTGGAAGGCCGCGACGGACGCATATGGAAGATGCCGCCAAGCAAAGACCGGGCCAGGCTTCGCTCTAAGACCTACCAAGGCATCGCTGATGCAATGGCAGCGCAATGGGGGATCACATCATGAGGCTGAAAACCATCTTGCACATTGACGAGCGGATCGCCCACGCGAACAAGACGCACGGGGAATTTGTTTCGCCCCGGCACGCCATAAGCGCGGCACGCATTGAACTCATGGAAGCGGAACAGGCCATGCACTACATCGGCAACGATGCCTTCGTCGGTGAACTGCTTGACGCGGCCGTGGTGCTCATTCGGGCCGCTCAGCAGTTCGGAGGTGGCGATGATGGATCTTGCTGAGATGAAACGCCAGCGGAACCGCGAGGCCCAAGCAGCGAAGAACGCCAAGACAAAAGCTTTATACAGTGACGCACAGCAGGCGCTGGACGAATTGCGTGCTGAGACGGAACGGGCCAGGGCAGCACGCTTCGGGACGAAACGATTCGCGTCACTGGCAGCTACACCCGACATTCCCGCTGCAAACGCGGCCCGTGGCGACCAACTCACCGGCGCGGCGGGTGCCTGCAACCACGGTGTCGGCATCGGACTGATTGGGGTGGGGATATGAGCGATCTGCACGAACTACTCGCGGCCATCGACCCCGCGCAGACCGACTACACCGAGTGGGTATCTGTCGGCATGGCCATCAAGCACGAGGGTGGTACCGTCACGGACTGGGAACAGTGGTCCAGCCGAGACAGCAAGCGATACCACCAGGGCGAGTGCGCTAAGAAGTGGGCCGGGTTCGTCGGCTCAGGCGCACCCGTAACGGCCGGGACGCTGGTGGAAATGGCCAAGCGCCACGGCTGGACCCCGCAGCACTCAGGTGGAAAGAATGAGGCACTGGGCTGGGACGACGTGATAAGCCAGCCTTCCGAGTCGCTGCAATTCGTCGATGCCACGTGGTTGGAGCCCGTGGAACTGGACGCGCCAACCGCAGCGGACTGGAGCCCGGCCAAGGAACTGAGCACGTACATCTCCACGCTGTTTGAGGCGCAGGAGTACGTTGGCTACGTTACCGAGTCGTGGATAAACGAAGAAGGAAAGCACCTGCCGAAGAAGGGCAGCTTCACGCGGACGGCGGGCGAACTGCTTCAGGACCTGGCCAAGTACGGCAATGACCTGAGCTACACCGTGGGCGCGTATGCCGATGAGTGCGGCGCCTGGATCCGGTTCAATCCGCTGGACGGCAAAGGGGTCCGTGATGACAATGTAACGTCCTTCCGGTATGCCTTGGTTGAGTCCGACACCCTGGCCATTGAGAAGCAGGCCGCCATCTACGCCGAGTTGGAATTACCTATCGCGGCCCTGGTGCATTCGGGTGGCAAATCACTCCATGCCATCGTCCGCATCAACGCGACATCCAAAGAAGAGTATCGGGAGCGGGTCAACTTCCTACACAAGGTATGCCAGAAGAATGGCCTCGAAATCGACACGCAGAACAAGAACCCGTCCCGCCTGTCTCGGATGCCCGGTGTCATGCGCAACCACCGGCAGCAGTACCTGGTGGCTGTCAACCAGGGCAAGGACTCATGGGGAGCGTGGAAAGAGTTTGTCGAGGAGGCCAACGACCAGTTACCGGACTTCGAGGCGCTCTCTGATGTATTCAACGATCTGCCGAACCTGGCCGAGCCGCTGATTGATGGGGTGCTTCGGCAGGGACACAAGGGGCTGTTGACCGGCCCTTCGAAGGCTGGCAAGTCATACATGCTGCTCCAGCTTACTTTGGCCATTGCTGAGGGCCGTGAATGGCTCGGCTGGCCGTGTGCCCATGGACGCGTGCTCTACGTCAACCTGGAACTGGACCGGGCATCGTGTTTGCACCGTATCCGCGACTTGTACGGTGCCCTCGGGTGGCCCCCGTCGAACATTGCCAACATCGACCTATGGAACCTGCGCGGCAAAGCCGTCCCCATGGATACGCTCGCCCCGAAGCTGATCCGCAGGGCCCACAAGCGGGGATACAAGGCGATCATCATTGACCCGATCTACAAGGTGATCACGGGCGACGAGAACGCGGCTGACAAAATGGCTTTCTTCTGCAACCAGTTTGACCGGGTATGCGCTGAGCTCGGGGCGGCCGTCATTTACTGCCACCACCACAGCAAGGGCGCCCAGGGGCAGAAGTCGGCCCGTGACCGCTCTTCCGGCTCGGGGGTGTTTGCCCGTGACCCTGACGCCATCCTCGACATCATCGAGCTCAATGTCACTGACACGATGCGGAAGGCGGTATCTGATCGCGAGATCGCGGACCGCGTGTGCGGCATCCTGGACAAGGCGCGGGACGGATGGCGGGACAACTTCTCCCAGGATGACGCGCTGATCGCAGACAAGGTGCTGGCCCATGCCAAAGAGCTTTTCGGCAACTCGGACCTTGACCAGGAAATTGCCCCGCTTCGGAAGGCCCTGGAGCAGATGACCGCCTGGCGACTGGAGGGCACCTTGCGCGAGTTTGCCCCGATGCCGCCACGGTGCTTCTGGTTCCGGCACCCCTTCCACACCATGGCCCAGGCTGAATTTCTCACCGACGCCAAGGCGGAAGGCGAGGAACCGGCCTGGAAGGCCCAAGCAGAGGCCGACAAGGAAGCACGAAAGGCCAGGCGTGAGCAGGACCTGAAACGTCTTTCCGAGGCGTTCATGGGCCCGCACTTCGAGCACGGCTACGCGGAACTGGCGAACCTGGCCAGCAGCCTGAACATGGATGAAAAGCGGGTGAAGGCCCTGCTTCCGGCCGCCAACCTGATCCAGTGCATTGACGGTCGGGTCCGGCCAAAAGATGAAGGCGAGGCGTTCAACGAGGCCAACCCGCCCATCACCAAGGCACGCAGGACGCGGCTACAGGAGACGCGGGACGCCATCATTCAGGCCGCAAGTGCCGACCCTGATGGGCTGGCCAGGTGGCAACAGGTAGCCGATATTCTGGGCTTGACCGAGGTTCCAACGAAGAAAAGGATTGACGCACTGCCCGATTTTGAGCGCCGCAACGGGGCCATTTACCCCATGGGGGCGACCGTATGATCCAGTTTTTCATGGCGATGGAACCCCCAACCACGACCGCTCAGATGCACCAGGTGACCGTCCGGAACAGGAAGCCGGTGTTCTACGACCCGCCTGCGGTGAAGGAAATGAAGGCCAAACTACAGGCCGCGCTTCACCCACACAGGCCCGCTGCCCCCCTGGAAGGCCCGCTTCGGCTGTGCTGCAAGTGGATATGGCCCGGCAAAACCGAGGCATATAAACCGACGAAACCAGACACAGACAACTTGCAGAAGGCACTCAAGGACGCGATGACAAAAGGCGGCTTTTGGGGCGACGACTGCCAGGTGGTAAGCGAGATCTGCGAGAAAATGACAGGCCCGATCCCCGGTATTTTCGTCCGGATTGAGGTGCTCTCATGAGGTGGATCTGTGGATCTGTTTTTCGTCAAAAACACCAAAATTTCACCCAAGGCAGATCACAGATCCCTTGTGTCGAATACAGACACAAACCGACACAAAGCAGCAACCAAGGGGATCTGTGGATCTGCGTTTTTCTCCCCCCCACACCCCCTATATACATTCGTACAAAGGGCAGATCCCAGATCCCCCCCTGTGAATGTGCTACGCGGGGATCTGTGGGCGGATGGTG